GGCGGAGTTTTCCTAAGGGGTTGGTGTTTGTGTGATTGTGGTAGTATGAAAATCCGTAAAATGGCTACATTAGCTTGTGGGTTGTTTCAGGGTGGTTATTGGTTGTTGGTTGAGAAGTTAAGTTTTGAGTTTAGTTAACTTTGGTGGGAGTGGGGGGTCGCGGGGAGGTGGGTCGCGTGAAGAATGTGAAATTGACACAAACCGTGAGGTTAAACCTACGGGTGTGTTTGGTTCGGAAACCAATTCAACTTTCTTTTCTTCTTTTGACTCATGTGCAGCCGCTTGTTCCAAACGTCGTAAACGTTCAGAAATACCCAGCTCCGTCGGTTTGCCAAACTCTTTACTCCAAATAGCTGGCAAGGCAACGTTACTTGTGAAGTACAAGTCACGCATAATACATGTGGTTGCCGACAAAGCATCAGTCGTGAGCAGCACGGACAGGTAACGCACCTCGCCTTCAGGCACAACCATGGTCCACCCGAAATTACATTGCGTCCCTGTAATGCCCGTATTGTTGGGGCTGAGGACGTAAAAACCTTTATAAGGTGAACCTGTTGTCGCATTCCAGTTGCTGGGCGAATCATAAGTTGTTCCAGCTGTGCGCAATGCGCCGCTTGCAACATTGTAGACGCTCCAGTCTTGCATATCGGGCTTGGTAGCTGCGACAACAAGAAGTTCCAACGACATGTCAGTTGGCATGGTGATGGCTTCAAGAACAAGTTGCAAACTTTGTACATAAGTACCCGGGCCATATTGTATGGAGGTTTGGCCCAGTTGGGCAATTGCTGGCGAAATGACGTGCACTTCTGAGCCATCATTGTTGAACGGGTTGGGTGATGGCGCTGCCAAGGTGCCATTCGCATCCCACGCATCGAAAACGCTGCCCCAAACACGTGATGCCGAAGTGGCACCACCTGTGATGGTGACAGCGGTCGGGACAGCGGCAGGTATCGTCCAAGCTGAGGCCGTGCCAATGAAGTTCGGCTGAATCGTGGTACGACTGAGCTCAACTTCATAATCGATGTAGAGTGAACCGAGCGTGAGTGGATCAGTTGCCACTGCTGGCAAATCCGTGGCATCCATCGGCACGTCAAGTAACATCCAAAATTTAGCTTGTGTTTGCTGTCGCACATCTGATGGCGTCGATCCTTGGTCATCAACATAGAACAAGCCTGGGAAATTGGGCATTGTCCAAGTGTTGCGCTGCCAAATTTGCGTCGGATGCGCACTTTCGCTGTGCGAATAGCCTTGTCGCAAGCCAAGATTGCTTTCTTGGATGGTGTCTGCTGGGTCATCTGAAAAGAAGGCCATAAGTGAGCCTGCTGCAGTAGTCGGTCGTGCTGGTTCATAGTGAACTTGGAATTTGCGGAAACGGAAACGTTCGTAAACGGATCCGATTCGACGCAAGTGTTCACCAATGAGTTGCACGTTGACGTTGAATGAACAAACAACTTTGCCGACATGATTGTTTTGCCAAGTCGTGTAACCTGTGGAGGTGGAGAGTTGGACATTATCAAGTCGGTCTTGGCCGCTAACGTGCATGTTAGAACCTCGCATGCCGACATTGTATCGTGACGGGCGATTGCTGGCTCCATATGCAACATTTGCGACTGATCGACCATTTCCAACTCTTGATACGAGTGATTCGGCGGAAGTAGCAACGGGCAACACTGGTTTGACCGTGGGCTTGGAAGGTTCTCGGAGCAACGCGACAGGTTTAGGTCGCTTGCTCTCGCGCGGTGCACGCTGCGGTTGTTCAACGTTAGTTGGAGCGGCTGCTCGCTTTGGTGCAGGCGGTTTTGGTGTCGCTCGTAAAGCTGTTCGAACCGGTTGCTTGTACGGCATCGCGGTTGCGATTCCGGAAGAAATTCGGTTTGTGAGCAACAACTTAGCGAACTCACCAAAAAGGTCGCCGGCGACTTGATTGTACCCTGGTTTGCCTCGCCCAGCACGCTTAGACTCTGCTTTGAGTTCTGAAGCAACGCGCCGCTTGCGTTTGACAAGGGCGTCTTCAAAACGCTGGCGGTCATAGCGTGATTGGGCGGACTGCTTGTTTTTATTTGTTCGCATGGTGTTGGCGTTGGGGGTGCTCCAACGCCAAAGGTTGCAAGAAGTGCCCTCGTGTAACCTACGTCTGAGACGTTCAAATATGCTGAAGCATGTGCTAAGTCATCCAGGGGACCAGTGGTTGTAAGAGGTAAATCAAAAGGGGCCGTTCCAGTGTACAAATAATCTAACATCGTACGTGTTGGCAACGGCGCACCAAGAAATTGAACGAAACCGGCAAAGTGGGGCCACCAAACGGGATCACAGTAAGCCAGCATGGCTATGCTGAGTGCACGTTGTTTCAATGCCTCACGCCCTCCTGCGCAGTTGTATGTGAGCACATAATGCATCTTCACACAATCAGCCACAGGTACCTTGCGTTCCTTGTAACTCACCGTTGTTGAGTTCATCCAAGGTTGGGTTTCAATAGGACCTTCAACGGTGCGTTCATAGATGCAGTCGAAACTGTTGCTCATTGTGAACATGAAACGTTCCACATCAAATGAAACATTTTTCCAACACACGTTATTGTCATCACCTAACTGATAACATTGAAAATCCTTATTGAGTTCATCCCAAGTTTCATAATGGAGTTGTTCCAGTATGCCATAGTTGGTGCGTCGAGTGCTAACGTACGTGTTGAAAATAGAAGTTAACGCAGTTCCTGACATGTGCAACCAATTCGACACACGCAGGTGGCCTTCGGTGGTCAGATACCAAGCTTCACCAGCTGTGTGCATAAGTGTGCGGAATTTCTTCTCATCATCACCTGTTAACTGAGCTAGTGACACCATTAGGTTGACAAAGCCTTCATGTTCTGACTGGCTGATGGTTGTCTCCCAAGCGCCGCCATCACTGCCAACGCAGGTGAAACCTTGAACGTTGCGACACATGAGGTCCCAGTTTCCGTAAAATGGACCTAGGCCAAGGAAACACCAGGAATTGCCCATCAGCGTGCGATAGCTGGTGAACAACAATTGGCGAGCGACGTCACCAACCAGCATCTTCGTTTGTAAGACGCGGCGGATTTCGTCGCAGCACACGATGCGTGCCTTATTTTGCTTTTCCACGGGCCTGACTTCACCGCGCTTAGGATTAAAAGTATAAACACAATGCACGGGTTGATCGGTCAGCAGACTAGCAGAATAATTATCCATCATCTCAGGAAAATTAGGTAGTGATGCAATGTGCGCTTTACTAGGACCTATTTTGTCAAATGGCCAACCGGGGCTCTTCTTCATGTCTGTGTCTTCGATAGCACGCTGTAAATTCCAGCGTTGAGGTTTGAACCGAATATGACGTTGGTACATCTGCTGAGTGAAAAATTCAGCCTTTGCTAAAAGCTTCGAATCAGGATTTGGTCGTGCTATGCGTCCGAACTTATCACAACTAACACGCAAATTTTGTTGCGTGAGGTTGTTGAAACACATTACGCGTCCCTTCAAGTCAGGCACTCCGTATAATTGGCAATACTTAGCATAATCAGGATCTTTCGAGTCTGAGTTGCCTTTGTGTTTGCCACGGTGCACCTTCAACGAAGCGACAACGTTTTCATTTGTGAATTGGTGTGTCCACAACAGTTGATGAGCTCGCGCACGCCGAACGACTTCCTGCAAATTAGCTGGTGAAAAACCTTCTTCTCCAGCCAGAGGAAATGGTTCAGCACATGCCAAAATCTTGTCGGTTCGTTTAGCCAAACCACCAGTACAAACCACCAAAGTGAGGGGGGGGACTGGGGGAGACGATCGGGGGTCAGGCACCGTTAACAACTCAGTCGGGATGCCAACATTAACTTTGTCAGAAAGGCCACCGGTATACATGGCAACAACTCGTGCTTGACCATTTTGTATTGCAAAAATGGGAGCACCGCTGTTTCCAGGGCGTCCGGAGACCGTGTGACAGATAAATTTGCTTCCCAACTTGTTGCCAACAACGACATCATCTGTGAGTTCGCCTTGTGCAATTGAGGCTAATCGACGTTCAAGAATGCCACCCAAACGATCCCGGCTAAACATAAGCAACGGGTCTCCTGGGGTTGCATGTCCATACTTGAGAGGTCGGAAGGCTACAACTGTTGACATGTCAGTGACACGTGCAACGACATAATCTTCTTTCTCGCTGATGTAACGAACGATAGCGTCACACACAAAAGCGCCTGTTTGATAATGCACTTTGACCCGGTCATTTTTCCCGGTTCGGATTTCGCCATCGAATTTCCACAAATGTTTCGGAAGAATAACGTCGCCTTGGCCATGATACCAGCCCATGGCTGACGCTGTTTTCCGTTGTTTCAACGCGAAACAAGTATCTTTTCGCGAATCCACACACGGGCAATCCAAATCAATAATGAAAATGGAAGCCATAGTGTCGAGCGGCGTCGCCATGGTGGAACCAGATAACAACGCACAAGGGTTGACGACTAATTGACCAGCCTTAGATGGGTCTTGCGGCTTATGCCCAGCGGGCATGTCAAAGTGTTGGACGAAGGTTTTCCGTTCCATGCGTTTGCCTTCTACTCCAATTGACTCAGTATTGACATTTTGGGAGACGGCTGACACATGCGACTGGTCATCCTCTTCCTCATGTTCCTCTTCAGCTTTGCCGAAGTCCATGAGGTCTTGGTAATAGTCATAGCCAGTTTTCTTGCACAACGTTGCGCAAAGAGCCGGATATACTTTGGCGTAAGATCGGAATTCTTGTCCTAAGACAACCATACGATTGAAATCGGAGCGTTGTGCTGAAGGATTCAAGCCTTCGGCTTCACGCAGAATGTTCATGACAGAGAGTCCTACAAGATTCAATTCAGGATGTTCCTTACTATCACCAGCCGCTATGGCGTGCATTTCACGCTTCGTAACGACTGATGTTTTCTTGCGGTCACCGTCAACTGTTTTCTGCGTCTTTTCGCCATAGTGTTCCTTAGCGGCTTTTTGTTCTTTGCGTTCCTGCTGTTCATAGACGTCATCTATGAGAAAGGAACCAGCTTCGTTGTCATCAGGGCCATTTGATTCGACAACCAAACCTGTCGGTGCGACATGTTTGGCCTGGAAGGGCTTGGTGAACCGGCGGTGTTCCGACTCCCACTCCTTCGATTTTAGACGACGAGATAAATCAGGGTCTAAGACTTGCATAGGTATTGGCACTGATTGTTCTGCAGGAGCTCGGTGTTCATATTTAGTTTTGCGTAACGATTTATACGCCATATAAGCACCAAACAACATCGCAGCTAAGGCAGAACCTATCAACACGATTTCGCCAAACTTGACGATACGCGGTGATAGATTCTTCTCGCAAATCAACAACTCGGTCATGTCTATGCGACCGGACAAATAACAATCGGGACAGGTTTGCACCTGCGCCGTTGCCATGTTATTGCTTATGACGTCACCTCTAACACCTTTAGTTTCAACAACTGTGAAAGCAGGTGTATTCTTGGTGTGTGTGTGACGGCTGCAATAAAAGTCACGGCAAGCATTGTAAACAAAATTGGCATTGTAATTTGCTGTGTTCATTGGGGCAACGCTCAACATCATGGTCTGGCGCAAATTGGCAACCCGTGTGTTGCGACGCCAACCATAATGTAAGTCGCGCATGGAGAAATCATTCCCGTCAATTACGGTGAGCTGCCCTGCGGCACTACGACGTAGAGCCTCTACGACAATGCCTGTCACAGGGAAGCCATCAAGAACTCGAACCAACGAACCAGCAACATAACCAAAACCCGCTGACGAGCTATTGATAATTGAAAATTTTGATGGTTGAGCCCCTATGGCACTTGACACGCTGAAGTCATAAACTCGATAAGTGCCTTTGAAAACGCGATGGAAACAACCACGGCGTATGGCCTGACACAATAATAGATTCTTAAGGTCAGCCGCATCAAAGGCATCATTATCCTTGTAAGATTGCGCAGAACGATTCATATCATTATAAACGTCTTGACCGTCAAGTGGCATTTCCGCTTCTTCATGGTCCAATTCAAAAGCAGTTCGCTTGAATTCGCCATAATCAGGGAAAATTTCACCAAGTGTAGAACCTAATGAAATAGCGCTCAGGTAAGAAAGAACCATCGCTTGAGCAAGGTCTTCATTTTTAGAACCAAATACCCGGGTGTTGCCACACGGTAAGCGTACATCAAAGATATAAGTTTGATCATCATCTGCTTCGTTGACAAAGCGCAGGATCCGAGCTGTTTTCTTCTTTGATTGCAACAACTCAAACACTGACATCTTTGGGAAAGATCGTATTTCATCGCGCAACATAACTTGTTGATGGGGGTGTGCATAAGTCTTTGAACTAACGCGCCGATGAAACCATTGTGCGAGCCCGCCCTTAGATTCAACTGACTCCAATAATATAGCCTTTTCTGGCAAGGGGATGTGAATGGGTTCTTCACTTTCTTCAGTTGCAACAGCGGAACGCCGCACATTGGTTTTAGTCTCATTGGACGAAACGACGTCGACAAAAGAGCCACCCAGCTTTGATTCATCCAAAACGGGTGTCGTCGGTGGTGCGGAGCGCAAGTCAACATTAAGCATGTCAAACATGTCTTCAAGTCCTAAACCACCGACTATAGTGCCAAGGGCATCAGTTATGGTTTTGCGAATATCATTAAAATTCTTTATAAACGACATACGTTGCAAATCAAGCATAAGTCGATCGACATCGTCACCATACGTCCGCATAACAATGTAGCAAACAACCAACCACAAAAGAGTGATCAGCCCTGAAGCCCAAGTACGCTTTCGCTTTCGCTTAGCTGCCTGGGAGAACTGGCACAATTTGTGTTCGAGATCGTCTGCCCCGCAGTGCGGCGTAATGGTTTCAGCAATACCAGTGCGCTCTCCGCGTTTGAGGCCATTGAGTGAATAAAATCCACCAATGGTCACAAACGCGGCCAGCAAACTCCCGATATATATCTTTGTCATTCGGGCTTCATGATGATTAGAAGCCATGACATGGCCGTATGCAACGTAAGCTATGGCTCCTGCATAAGTAAAAGTGCTGAAAACCATGTAAACGTTCCCAGAAAACACGCTATTGGCGCCGTAATTCAGGAACGTTGTCATTAGCCACGTGGTAGCACAGGATTTGATAGTCCGATGCAACAACGTAGCTGTTGCAAAGGTGACAGCAATGCGTTCAAATGGGGCCATAACAGCTGCGTAAACTCGACAAACTAAATTCGTAAAGGTTATGCCAAGCTGCTCAGTAAGGGCAGCATTCACAGGTATGCGTTCAGAGCCTGCATATGCACCTAAGCATATGACAACGGCAAGACACGGATACAAAATAGTTGGCACCGAACCCACAAGCAGGCTAAAAAGCAC